GATTCTTATGACCCTGACGGAAATGGGTGTGGATTGGGATTACCCCAAGTAGGATCATACGAGTATTATATAAAGTGTTTACATAATCAGTGTCCAGACTGCTGTGATTCCATAACGATAGATGGCCAGGTCGTTGAACCATTCCCATTCTGTGATGAATATAACGAAGATATTTGCAATCTTCCTGTACCGGGGTGTTGTGTTCAAACATCAAATGGAGGAAGTTATTGTGCCAGAGTGTATAATGCTTGTGAATGTGCTTTACTTGGTGGTTTCAGCGTTGAGAGTTGTGATCAGTGTATTGTAGATGGGAATGGAGATCCAATAACGCCAGTTAAGTGTTGTACACCATGTCCAATTGGATGTATTGATACAACAGATGAGGCATCGTGTGCAGAAATAGGCGGAACAGTCGTAGACTCCTGTTCTAACTGTACACCAGAGGGAACTATAGATACTCCAAATGCTATTCCAATCTGTCTCCCAGATTCAAACTTACTTGAATGTAATTTGATTAATGGATATTTCGTACCAAACGAAAGTGTATCTGAAGGTCAAACTCCGTGCGATGTGTGTAATACAATTAACGCATGTGAACCACCATCTCTTGGAACATGTTGTGACAGATATACTGGTACTTGCTATGGTATTATGTTTGAGACTGCCTGTAATTATCCTACAGCAGAATGGCACGCGGGAACAGAAGATTGTGATATATGCTGTCCAGAACAAGAAGTATTTGGAGCGTGTTGTCTCTGTGATGACAACTGTGTAGATCAAGTGACACCACAAGACTGTGCTTCTCTTGGTGGTGTCTTTATGGGAATTGATACGACATGTGCCGCCTCAAATTGTGCTGTTGCTGGAGCATGTGATTGTGAGTGTAATTCATACGGATGTTGTGATTGTCCTGTTGGACATCCATCAAGAAGTAATTGTTGTGATGCTCCAGACAGTGCTGAGTGTTGTTCGCCAGGAAATGATTGCTGTCCAGCGGTAGATCCATGTTGTGATAGTAATGATCCAGACTGTGATGAAGATGGTGGAGGAGGTGGTAACAGCAATCCAGTAAGACAACCCAACCACTGGAGGCCGCCAGGCGGTGGTAACTTCGATCCTCCGGGACCAGGCGGAATAGATCCACGAAGTGATTGGGGTGTATATAGTTGCTGCTTTGGGGCTGGAAGTTGTGCAACCATGTTTATTCCAAGTAGAGATGACGAATCCTTCGATCCTACTGTTTTTGCTACCGAAAAATGTGAAGGTGCTGGTGGTACTATAAGCGAAAAGCCTTGCTTTATGTCATGTCAACACAAATTTGTTGGTGCTTGCTGCTGTCTTTACTGGACATTAGACTGTCCAGATGATAATCAAAAAATCACAGGAAGTAATGGTTGTAATGATTGTACAGTAAAAGACACATACATCACATGTAGTAATTGTGAATTCAACGGAAATATTGGTGGAATTAATGCTCCTTGGGATGGTGTGAGTGGACCGTATAAGCCAATAAATCCTGACACATATCCAACAGTACCAAACGATGTGTTTAGTCCTCCGGGACCGACAGGAGAGAAGAGAAGAAAAGATCCAAACTCACCTTGGATCACACCCGAAGGACTTAGAATTCCCTTTGGTTGGAGCGATTGTTGTAAAGATAATGGTGGATGTAAAACTAAACCATGTACATTAGATGAAAAAATAAATTTCATTAAGAATTTCAGTGAATTTAGTGATCCAAATAATTGTCCAGACTCCACCCCTACAGATGCATGTACTGATGATGATAATAACTATCATGAATTAGCAATAGAATGTGGATACTGTGAGGGAACAACAATTTGTGGTACAGGTGGAAGATGTGAACCACAAGATAATGGACGTGGGGTTAGTTATGATGATATCATAACTGCTTCTGAGAGATCAAGTTGTGTAGCATGTCAGTGTGTTCCCAGTCCACCACTTTGTCCCGTGACAGATGGCTACTGTGACGATATAGTTTTCAGTTCATGTCGATTTGTATATAATGAAACAGCCCTCACACAAACAGACAGAACACTCACTGGTGCCAACTGTGATCCACCCGCACAACAGAACCCAACCCCAAATGGGCAACCAGCAAATGGAAACAATGGAACATTCCGAAACAGCACAATCAATCCAAACCAACCACAGTCAATATGTACGCAAAGAGCAAATGAAATCTGGGGACCATGTTTCAAGGATAAACAAAGTGATACAGTTACACCAAACCCATATTTTCCAGATGGATCGGGTGTTGGATGTGACGGACAATCATTTGTCCCTCAGTTTAGGAATATAAATAATAACATGGTTGCTGTTACAAGTAGAATTGGAACAAGTTACCGATATGGATATAGACCGAGGTGATTTTTAATGCCAATTGAATTTAGAACAAGAACAAAAGCGATTCAACCAAACCCAAATGATATTGGTGCTTGTTGTGTTTATAATGAAGAAACTTCTGCTTTCGATTGTCAGAATGATGTATCTTTCATAAACTGCAAAAGAAGTAATGGTATTTTCAAGGGTAAATCATCAACATGTACAACACATGAATGTCCAACAATTCAACAGAGTGGAATATACAACAATCTAAACTCAGATCAACATGGTGCTTGTGTGACATGTTCAACATGCACAGACAATGTAACGGAAACACAATGTATCACTCAGGAAAATTTTGATGCTGAGTTCTTTGGTGGCAAGTTATGTGCCCAAGTAACAAATCAGAATCTTTCATCTCTGCTATCAACCGCGTATGGATGTTGTGTTGATGACGGGTGTTTTGACACTTGCAATCCAAACTATTGTGCTGAACTTGGTGGAATTCTACATGATGGTACAAACACAGAATACGCACTGACATGTGCTTCAAATCCATGCAATCCACTTGACAACAGTAGTGGTATGAATGTTGGTGCATGTTGCAAGAATGGATCATGTATTGGAATTCTTACGAAGTATGATTGCGAAAGAAATGGTGGATCTTGGAAGGGTGAAGGAAGTGACTGTACAAGTCAAGGAAACTACAATTGTGCCACTGATAGTTCGACCACAACAACGACAACAAACACAGTAGACTTACCATCATCATCCCTCAATGGTGCCCAAATTGTTTGTTCTAAACCAACAACAAAACACTATTATACCGATGGTAGATGGAGCGGAGTTGAAGGTCCAACTTTTGGTAGAGAATCTACCATTGTTCTTTTGACATCAACAGAAGCACAATGCACCAGTCAAGGTGGTGTTGTATGTGCTACAGATGGTGACACAAGCAAAGCAATTCTTTGGGGTGGTTGTCAGTTCTTTGATGGAAACATTTGGAAATGTGAAGCCAAAACAGAACAACAGTGTGTTGATCTGGAAGGTCGATGGTTTGGTGGTATCTACTGCGATCAAATCCGAAGTTATCCAGCAACTGGTTTATATTTTGGTTCAGACCTACCAAGCGGTATCAACCAAGGTGAAAAATTCTTGGCTGGTAGATGTGTCTTGTTTGACAGCGTATCAGCGGGTATTGTTGGGGATGATGTCAAAGAAAAATTCACAAACTGTGGTGATATGCTTACGGAGTACCAGTGCGTTAACTCACTACACAGATTAAAAGAAAAGTATCTCAATCTTGGATATGGAGAAAGCAATCTTGACGAAAGTGTTCTATCTGCTACATGGACGCCAGGAAAACTATGTTCTGAGTGCAGCACAGAAAATGAAATTCCAACAAGCAAGACACTAGGTGTTTGTCTTCTAAACAGAGAGAACACTGCTCAATACCCAACAGAATATACCTACACAACTGGTAATCCAAATATCTGCCTAGACAAATACTCAAAGTCTGACTGTGAAATTCTTCACGGAGAATGGATCAACACATGTCAAACATGTAATGAGATCACATCAAAGACAAATAGTGAACATATAAACGCAACTCATCTAGGATCTTGTTGCTACGAGGATGGATCTACTCTTGTTTGTGCTGACTCCAAGACGTATGGAGAATGTAACGCACTGAATGGATTCTTCCACGGACCTGGCACTGTTTGTGAAGGAAGAGATTGTAACTATGTTGCTTACCTAGACACAAGCACAGATGTAAATGCAGAATGTGAATGTCTTGTAGGTGAAGATCCAGATCCAACAAACACAAACATTGTTAGAATTTTTGCTACTAGGAATCAACAAGGAAACCTGTGGGCTGGTTCTACCTGTGGTGATCCAACTGTAGATGCCGTTCCATACTTTGAGGAAGGACTAAACTTCTCATCAAATAGAATGGTTCTCTACAACCAACCAGTTATTTCTCAGCCTGGTATTCCACAGCAATTGATCTTTACCGATATTAGAGACATTGGAACCGATCGTTACAATCTTCACAACGAAGGTTTCAGAACATTCATACGAAATGATTCTGGTGGTTCTTTCCTTGATGACATATGGATTCAGACAGGTGTTCCCGCTTACTTCCGCGTGGACAAACAAACACCAATCAGAGTTCCATATAGCAACGGAACACTAAAGGGACTCACTGGAAACATTCTTGAAACAAATCAACCAGCAAGTCATATTCAACGACTTGTACTAAATGAGCCAGGTGTATTCTGGAACGATGGTCCAATACCATCACATCGAAAAATCAGTTACGTTAACTTCGATGGAATGACTGAACTACGAGAGTTCTCGGGTCAAATGGATAATTGGTCTGGTTTTAGTGCCGACTTTGAATCACATACTTTCGATAAACTTACAGTGCTAGAAGTTCCAAGTAGTGAAATTGTTGCCTTAAACCTATCAAATGCAGTTGCAATCGAAAAACTAAATCTCGCTAACAACCAACTCCAAACTTTGAATCTGTCGTCAAACCAGTATCTAACAGAGGTAGATGTATCATATAATAACCTCACAAGCATAGACTTTGGTAGTACTGATAAAATTTATCTTTCAAATCTAAGGGTATCTTTCAATCCATCACTAACGACAATCAATGGTTCATACCCTCAACTCAGAGTGTTTGAGGCAGTTGACTGTGGTTTGTCTTCTATGACTTTTGAGAATATGCCTTATCTAACAGATGTTACTCTTGTTGATAATCCACTCACATCGTTTACTATCAGAAAAACACCCGTTATATCAAATATCAGTTTAGATTTCTCCATTACGAATCAGACTAATTTAAGTTCATGTATTCTACCAAACATTAATAACAGAAACACAACCAGCATTCCACAAAGTATAAGTGAAGCCGTTATTCCAGAAACAAGAACGCCTCTCAATTCTTTCACATGCAGAAACAACATAATTCCTTCGAATGATTACACTGCTTTTAAGAATAAACTATGTGATTTGATTTCAATTACTAGGGATGTTAGTTTCAGAGGAACTCAGTTTAATGGTGTGGATGATTGGAATAGTGGTACTACTGTTGTAAATCGCATATACACAAGAACAATTGATTTCTCATATACATCTGGACCTGCAAACAATAATGGTGAGACAACAAATCAGACTATTCTAAACATTCTTAGATCATTGTTTACGGGTACTACAATTAATCATGATCAAAAAATAAGAATCATACTCACGGGTATAAATAATATAGAAAATTGGGTTGACGGTGGATCTTATAGAGATATACTATCAGACGAATTGGGATCTAATTATTCTCAATTATCCTTCATCATCTAGTGGGAGTTTTTCATGTCCAAGGAAGATATTGAACGTAGGCTTAATGAAGCAAAATCAAAAGAAGAAAAGAAGAAACAAGATCAAAAAAAAGTAGAGTTCGCCAAAGCCAAGGATGCGGCTGCGGCTGCGGAAAAAAAGACACTAAAAGATAAGATCGGAATGGTTGGTTCTTTTGCTGCTGCTATGGCATCAAGAGGACTTGCAAACAATAAGATCGACACCAAGACAAAGAAACTTCGTGTCATCAGTTGTTTCGGGAACCAAGAGTATGGCGGTGAACTACCACCATGCGAATACCTTAGAACAAGTAAGGTAAATGGGAACAAGAGTTATTGTGGTGGTTGTGGTTGTGGAGATCGTAAACAAACATGGTTGATTGCAGAGGGTGATGAATATAGTAAGTTAGATTATCCAAAGGTAAGTTGTCCTTTGAACATGCCAGGATTTACTAACTACGAGAAGTCATCCCCAGATGAAGGAAAATCTCCAATCACCAGACGTTACTACATCGAACAAATGGACATGAAAGATGTAGAAAAGGTTCAAGTAACCATCAACGGCGCACCAAAACAAGACTGAAGTTCATAATCTCTTTCATGCCTCTCCTGTGTTCTTATACATAAATAGGAACACAGGAGATTTTTATGGCCGCTATCAATTCAAGAGAAGACCTTATTGATTATGCCATGAGAAAACTAGGTGCGCCTGTTGTTGAAATCAACGTAGATTACCAACAAGCAGAAGATAGACTCGACGAAGCACTTCAGTTTTTTACTGAGCGACATTTCGATGGTGTTGAAAGATGCTATTTCAAGCATCAGGTAACATCAACGGATATCACAAAAGGTTATATTAGCACGAACGATCTTCCTCCCGTGGATGGTGCTACAGGCACAGGTCCAAGGGGATCTGATATCGTGAGTGTTGTTCGTGTGTTTAGATTTGATGCTGCGACTGTAAACATGTTCAATGTTCGATATCAGTGGGCACTGAATGATGTTTTTGGTGTTAATACAATGAATGCAATAGGTGGTGGAGGAGATAATGCCCTTGCGAGTTACGATGTCTTCCGAAGATATAACACTCTGATTCAGGACTTCTTTAGTCCAGAAAAGATGATTCGTTTTAGTAAAGTAACGAACAGACTTCATCTTGATATGAAATGGGATGAAGATATTAATTCTGGTGAGTATTTGGTAGTAGAGGCATATGCTGCTCTGAATCCAGAAACCTTCACAGAAATCTATAACGATCGTCTTCTCAAGAAATACTTTACCGCGTTGTTGAAGAAACAATGGGGAACAAACATGCTTAAGTATGATGGCATTCAGTTGCCAGGTGGTGTCAGTCTTAAGGGAAGTGAAATCTATAGAGATGCGGTGGAAGAAGTAGAGAAACTCGAAGAAGAAGTTAGACTGACATACGAACTACCCATAGACTTCATGACGGGGTAATAAATGGCAACAAATCCATACTTCAACTTTAGAAGCACCGCTTCTGAGCAGAATCTCATCGAAGACCTTACCATTGAAGCAATCAAAACAATGGGTATGGATGTTATTTACTTACCAAGAGATTTCGTCAAGAAGGACAATCTCTTTGGTGAAGATATTCTCAGTAAGTTTACATCGACATATGAAATCGAAATGTATCTTCAGAGTGTAGATGGTTTCGATGGTGAGGGAGATATTCTTGCCAAGTATGGATTAGAGATCAAGGATAAAGTATCCTTGGTTGTTTCCCAAAGAAGATTCAGAGAATCTGTTGGGGATCTAGCAAACATCACTCGTCCAAGAGAGGGTGATTTAATCTACTTCCCAATGGGCAACTACCTCTTTGAGATTAATTTTGTTGAACATGAAAATCCATTTTATCAATTAGGAAAGAATCAAACATATCTTCTTCAGTGTGAACTCTTCACATATTCACTGGAGAACATTCAGACAGGACTCTCTGGTCCAAATGCCGTTCAGGATAAAGTCAAAGAATATGCTCAGGTCTTCACTCTTGGTTCTGTCGTTGGGTCAACTTCTGACTTCTACCGAGGTGAAACATTATATCAGGTTGCTGGTGTTTCTGGATCGAGTTCTGTGTATGCAGACGCAACTGCAACCGCGACTGTTATCGACTGGTCGCGTGATAGTCTCGAACTCACTATATCCAGCGATACTGGTACATTCCTTACAGGAGCGAATCAGACAGTCAAAGGAAGAAATTCAGCAGCAGAGTATACACTCACAACTATTGCTTCGACAAACCTTGTTGTTCCAGAGAATATTGTCACAGATAAACCAGATGGAGATAACAGCCTGTTTGGTTTAGATAGTCAGGGCGTGATTGACTTCACCGAAGTTGATCCATTCAGCGAGGGACTCTACTAATGTTTAGTACATATTACAATGCAGCAATTCGCAAGTTAGTCATTGGCTTTGGTAGTCTCTTCGATAACATTGTGATTGAAAGAAGAAATAACAACAGCGAACAGATCGAGAGAATTCGTGTTCCTCTTTCATATGGACCATCAGAAAAGTTTTTGATGCGTCTGGATAATCCAAGTTCAATCAACACAGATGAAACGAAGGTACAAATCACACTTCCTCGACTTGCTTTCGAGATCACAGCAATCTCATATGATCCAAGTCGAATGAAGAACAGAATCAATAAGAGATACCTTACACCCGATGCTAGCACAGGAAAATCAAAATTCTCATACGCAGAGGCACCATATAATGTGACGTTTGCTCTTTATGCTATGGTAAGAAACATGGATGATGGATTCCAGATTGCCGAACAGATCCTACCATATTTCAATCCAGAATTCACAATAGCATTGAACTTTACAGACATCTTTCAGAAGATTGATGTTCCTATTGTTTTAAATGATGTAACTCTTGCTGAAGATTACGATGGTGACTTTGATACAAGAAGAAACATTCTTCTAACATTCGACTTTACTGCCAAGACTTATGTTTACGGTCCAGAAAAGACAGCAACCGTCATCAGCGATTCCAAAATTCGTACTTGGGATTATACACTTGGAGCGTCTGGGGCCTTGCAGTTCTACGAGTCTGGTGTTAGTGGTGGTGTTGCTGGAATCACAGCGGGACAAACCTACGACGTTTATCAACACACATATGAACTTGGAGTCTCTGGAGTTACTGGAGCCATAGATACTTATGGTAACTACATAGGTCCAACATTTGAAGTATGATTGAATGGATAGATCATGGATGTGAATACAAATCTAGCGAAGGCATTAGGTGTGGACTTCGAGGAAAAAGAAGAAAAAGCGATTGCTCGCACTGAACCAAAATCCATAACTGTAAGTCACAAGGAGATTAAAGATCCCGATTTACAGAAGGATTATCTAACAGTACGAAAAAATCTTATGGATCTCATTGACAACGGAAAGGATGCCATTCAGGGCATTCTTAATGTTGCTGAGGAGGGAGAACATCCAAGAGCATATGAAGTAGTTTCTCAACTCATTAAAACCGTTGCTGATGTAAACAAGGATCTAATTGATATTCATAAGAAAGTTAAAGATACTGAAATAACAAAGATAGAATCAAACGAAACAACAAATAACTCAATATTTATTGGTTCCACTTCTGAACTTCAGAACTTGATCAACGCAAGTAGAAGCACAAAGAAGATTATTAATGAATTGGCAGATGATATAGATGACGGATAAGAAAACAGGATATCTTGGTAATCCAAACCTCAAAGAGGCTGGAGTAGAACAAAACTTCACACCAGCCCAAGTTAAAGAATATATTAAATGCTCACAGGATCCGATTTACTTTGTAAAGAAGTATGTCAAGGTTGTGTCGTTGGATGATGGTCTTATTCCATTTGAACTCTACAATTATCAAGAAGAAATTATTGATAAGGTTCACAATAACCGATTTGTGATTGCGAAACTTCCCAGACAGAGTGGTAAGTCTACTACAATCGTTTCTTACATTCTTCATTACATTCTTTTCAACCAGTCCATGACTGTGGGTATTCTTGCTAACAAGCAAGCAACTGCAAGAGAAATTCTTTCTCGTCTTAAGTTGGCATATGAGTATCTTCCACTGTGGTTGCAGCAAGGTATTATGGAATGGAATAAAGGATCCATTATTCTCGAAAATGGATCAAAGGTTCTTGCGTCTGCGACATCATCATCCGCGATTCGTGGTGGTTCGTTCAACATGATCTTCTTGGACGAATTTGCTCACGTTCCAAACAACATCGCAGAAGAGTTCTTTAGTTCGGTATACCCTACAGTTACCTCTGGACAAAACACCAAAGTTCTTATGGTTTCTACGCCGAATGGTTTGAACATGTTCTATTATTACTGGAAAAACGCCATCAAACAGATGGGAGAGCCAGGTAAAAATGAATATGTTCCCATTGAAGTTCACTGGTCACAAGTACCATTATATCCAGGCGGACCTTTGCGTGATG